TGATGCTAAGTCAATGGATGAGATTGCGAAAGATCAATTAACAGAATTAAAAAGGATATCATCAGGTATAAATGCTTTTGTTGGTGCAGCAAAATATGGAATCGCAAGTTCTAACGTTGCTCAAGAAGGTTATATTGGAGGATTAAGAATGTTCCAAAATATGATAAATAAAGAATTACCAAGTGAAGGTAAGAAAACACAAAATTGGAGAACAGGAACAGATAATACTGCTGGTTATGTAAGTGATTTCATGAAAAATGCTGGACTTAGTGATCTAATGGGTACATTTACAACAAAGGCGGGTGAATATTTTGATTTATTAAAATCTCAAATTAGTAGTTTGTTTGGTAGTGGTGGTGTGGACACCCCAAATCCTAATCAAACTTTAATACAATCATTAAATAATCCTAATTTAAATATTCCATCTGAATCGATGACTATTACCACTGACAATAAATTCAGCGTTGATTTTAAGGTAAGTACGGATGAAAAAATAAGTGCACAGGCGGAACAAGATATTAATAAAGCAGTATCGGACTATTTTAATGGTCCTGACTCAAGAAAAAATATGGAAAATCTACTTATGAGAATTGATCAGATCAGAATATCAAGTGGACAAAAACCAATTTTCAAAAAATGATAAATAAAAAAAGGAGTAAAGGTATTTATAGATAAAGTAAAAAAATGCCAGAAAGTGTATTATCATTTGCATCATCGTCGTCTTTTAGGGACTCATTAATTGCTAGAAATTTAGCACCCTATGAAGTACAAGGAGTATTTACTCCCCCACCAGGAAATGCGATATATGAGATTAGTCCGTTAAATGATAGTAACGTAATTGATTCTCCTGACAACTTAATTTCAACAAATCAATTATCAAATAATTTATACCCATTAAATCAATGGGGACCTGACGGAGGATTCCAAGGTAAGTATAGTGTAGGAAATTTAGTTCCTATCCCACCTAATGAGGGTCCATATGAACCAAACGATACTCAATTAGATCTAATTAACGAATTTTATATTGATGCTGCTTACGTAACAAATGTATATGGTCCTGAAGGTGGGTATAAAGATTTAGTTATAATAACCGATCTTCAGTTATCCTCTTACTATTATTTACCGTACTACAATGGAGTACCGACTAATTACATCCCATCAACATATAGTCCATTTTCTATTTTATTTTCTGATAACCCAAGTGGTGATTTAGGAAATTTATCACAAGATTCTTACCTTGCAAAAATAGGGGCGGTACAATTAAAAGGTTATTTTGAAGATAGAATTGCCCAAGAGTTAATCCAATTAACGTTAGGGAGTCTTAATTTAAGTAGTTTACAAGACCCGTTTAGTGCGTCTATGTTAGCGACGGGTCAACAACCATTCTTCACTAAGAATTGGAAGATTACTGTACCTGAAAATCCATTATTAGCTGCTGTAAGCTTTGCGAATAGATTAACAGGGACATATTTCCCCGTTTCATTTATACCTGGTGATTATTTTGATGATCCGGATCCGGTATTTTCACCACAAACAGAAAATGCATTAAATGTTGCAAATAACTTAACAGGTGGTGCGTTAGGTTCTGTTTTAAATAAGTTCAGAAGTCCTTCAGAGATATTTTTGGCAAACACGGGTAATGGACAACAATCTGTTTTATTTAAAAGTTTAGAATATAACTTATACAGACCAAACTACGATAAACCACCACTACAACAATTTACAAGTGCGATATCTAATTTATTTGGTGTTGGACCTAACGGTGGGGGTGGATACTATGTTGGTAGTGAAGAATCTGAACCATCACTTATAACTCAACCGGCTAATCAAGTTGCGGTTAATTATCTTGGAGTACAACAAGGAACATTAGTTTATGGTCCTTCTGAATTGGGAAAACTTTATGAAGGAAACGAAGGTAAGATTAATTTTGGTTTACAAGCTGAAGCTTATTCTAATCAGGGTGGTATAACGGGTAAATTTGTATGGACATCTCCGAAATATAAAGATAATGCGGGGTGGAAAGTTGGGCCTGGTGGTGATCCTAAAATCATTGATGGTGAGTTTAATGAAATACAAAATTCATATAATCAAAATTTATCTACAGATATTGAATTTAGAGGAGGGTCAATTTTAGATGAAACCCAAAGAATTATTAACGCTGCGGATAACGTAACGGGTGCTGCTAGATTAAAACACGCGGGTAATGCGATGAACCAAGTTTCTAAAGTATTCAACGATGGGTATAAAGAAATGACAAAAGGTTCTCAAGTAATTGCTTATTATGATAGTTCAACGGGTGAGGAGATTATCGGAATTGATGGGATAGAAGTTGGTAGAGAATATTGTCGTGTGTTCCAAAAGGATACCCCATACTTAACATATGCTGACTTACAAAAAACTGATGGTATAACAACATCAGGTCGTAAATTTAATAATTCAGTTCTTGATAATACATACAACTTAAATATTGCCCCATTAAGAAATCCGGGGTCAACAAATATTATTGATAGTAAGGTTAAGAAATATATGTTCTCATTGGAGAACTTAGCGTGGAGAACTTCAGATCAACCGGGATATACGTATGATGATTTACCAACCTGTGAGAAAGGACCAAATGGTGGTAGAATTATGTGGTTCCCACCATATGATATTTCATTTAATGAGGATGTTAGAGCGTCTTGGAACCCAACTAAATTCTTGGGTAGACCTGAACCGATTTATACTTATGCTAACACAACAAGAAGTGGTAGTTTAAGTTGGAAAATAGTTGTTGATACACCTTCGGCTATGAATACTATTATTGAGAAACAATTGGCAAATAGACCATCAAAAGAAGTTGATTCAATAATTGATTCATTCTTTGCTGGTTGTGTTAAATATGATATATATGATTTAGCGGCTAAGTTTAATACTATCCCAACTAGTGAGTTATACACATACCAACAGTTATTAAATGAACCAAGATTAACTGAGGAAGAGTTGGGGTCTATTTATTCTAATATATCTAAAGATATCTCCGCTAATATTGGTGAAGGTCCTGAAGGTGGTACGCAGAAAAGTGATGTGTTAGGTGATGGTAATGGTAATAAATCAAATACTAAAGTTAACACAGACGCAACGCAAAAAGCGGATATTGAATCTATTCAACAGTTTATAGATTATTCATTTTATTTTGATAATGATTTCCCTGAAGGTTATACTGTTCCTAATACTACGGTTACCGCAAGTCAACCATATGATTATTGGTATAATCAATACCTTTCAGTTAAAGGGACCGACTATATTACTAGACCTCCTGAATATGTTTACACTGGTAGTAAAAAGTATGAGAATAAAAGTGTTGTGCAAAAATTCTTTAATGACATCATCATTGGGAATTATCAAACAATACAAATTGATTTTTTAAATAAGTTAAAAGAAATTATTGTAGAAAAAAATGGGACCGTTAAGATAGAGTTACAAGGATCTGCTTCGGCACCGGCAAAAATTAATTACAACAGAAGTTTATCCAAAAGAAGAATAAATTCTGTATTACAGTGGTTTAGAGCCAAAACAATTGGAGATAAAACCATATCTGCATTAGAAAGTGAAGGTAAAATCACCTTTATTGAAAATTCAAATGGGGAAGAAATTACAATACCAAAAACAAAAGATGGTGTATATGAATCAGTTACTTGTAGTGAAGATATTAGTATAACACCTAACGGACCTGAAAACGATACTGCTCAGTGGTATTCAATACCGGCAATGGCTTGTAGAAGAGTTCGTATTGCTAGATTGGAAGTAAACATACCATCACCACCACCATCACCTCCACCGCCACCACCTCCACCTGGACCCCCACCTGGACCCCCACCTCCACCCCCACCGGGACCTCCATCACCTCCATCACCACCATCACCTCCAGGTATAAAACCTGTGAGAAAACCCGACCCAATTAAAAAGGTAAAAGAAGGTATTTCTAAAAAAATATTAAGATACTTGTTTAGTGAGTGTGATTATTTTGAAGTTATAAAGGAAAGTAACCCTATGGTGTATGATAGTATTAAGGAAAAGATTAAATATTTTAGTCCGGCATTCCACTCAACAACACCTGAAGGTTTAAATGCTAGATTAACATTCTTAAATCAATGTATGAGACCGGGTCAAACAATACCTGTTATTGGACCTGATGGACGACCAAAACATAATGATGCGTTGAACACATCGTTTGGCGCTCCGCCTGTATTAGTTTTAAGAATTGGTGACTTCTACCATACTAAAATTATACCTAATAATATTAGTATTACTTATGATCCGTTAGTGTTTGACATTAATCCTGAAGGTATAGGTGTCCAACCTATGATTGCCAAAGTTAGTTTAGGGTTTGATTTTATTGGTGGTAGTGGTTTAGCTGGACCTGTAGAACAATTACAAAATGCTTTATCATTTAATTATTATGCAAATACTGAAATATATGATGAAAGAGCGATTGCTACTGAGGATACGTCAGAGAGAGATGAAAAAGTTGTTGGTAAACTTATCCCATCGGCATCTGCTCCATTGACGGTTGGTGATATACCTAACGAAGTAACAAATAGAGGTGGACAAACTGTTGGTACGATTGTGAGTACAACGGCAAATGATGATGGAACTGTTGAAACGGGTGAGATTAATTACGATAATCTTGTTAGTGAGTTATCAACAGGAACAAAAGAATTCTTTTCAACGATATACAATAAGTTAAAAAGTATAAAAGATGTTAGTAATTACGGAATTTTACAACTTGTTAATTTTAATAGAAAATATTTTGATGGAAACATTAGTGAATTTATAAATGATGCCCCATTAAAAATTTATGGAAAACCTGATGATGTTGAAAAGTTAGTTAAGGACCTTGTTGATGAAGCGGTAAAAGATTGTAAAAATGATTTATCTCCTGTTCTTAAAGAAATTGTTGAACCTAATTCTAATTTTAGTAACGCTCAACAAAGACAAATAAGAAATAAATTGGAGGAAATTTTGGGTACGAGAAATGCTGAAATAAATAACGCGGTTATTGGGCCATTAAATGAGGCGACTACTTATCAAGAAAATTTTAACTATACGTTTAGAAAAACAGATGTTGTTATATCAAAATTTGATGGTATACTTTTAGAAACAGGTGAACCTAAAGTTTATTCTTTTACTGGTGACAATGTAACTACCGTAACTGATAAAATATTAGATGTTTATACAAATCAAGTTGGTAAAACAATAACAGAATTTTTAGATGTTTTATCATCATATTACATTATGGATTATAAATTAAAATATAGTCCTTCTCCTGTAAATCTATGGAATCTACCGGATAATTGGTCAAAACCATTAGGTACAACACCTGCAGATCAAAGGTTCTACATGGTAATGTCGGATATAATGTTAGATAATAATAAATACGATACTTTCATTGGTATTTTAACTTCATTAGATAAAATTAAATCATCTGATTCTTTGAAAAAAGAATTAAGAGATAAGTTTGATGTTTATAGAAAAAAATGTAAAGAACAAAGAGCTAATGAGGATAAGGAATTTACAAATTATGAATCAAGCCCTGAATTCCAAAAATTCCAAAGTTTTCAAATACTACCCTTTGAATCTAAAGTAGGTTATACTACAAGTAAGGATGTACTAAATTATAACGATGGGGTTGATAGAATTAAAAATTTATATTCTAAAGAAAACTTGAATAAAGATGATAAATACAATGGTAAAGTAAAATTTAATTAATATGCAATTACAATATTATAATAGATATAGTCCATTCTTGGTCAACGGAGAACAAACCGTTGTTCCGTATATTAATTTACCATCAAAATCATCAGACAAAAGATACATTTATAAAGTTGGTATTTCAAGATTGGATAAAGTTTCGCAACAACATTATAACTCACCATTTTTTGGTTGGTTAATATTACAGGCAAACCCCCAATATACAGGTTTTGAGTTTAACATACCTGACGGAGCGGTATTGACTATTCCATATCCATTACTAACTTCATTACAAGATTATAAAAACGAATTGGAAAATTATACATTCTATTATGGTAAATAACGGAGAAAATATATTAGTTGAATTTGACTACCAAAACATATCAGTTATTGACCCAAACAAAGTTATTGATGAAGAAGGTAGACCAAAAGAGCGTCTTATAGATCACGAAAATCTTGTGTTCTACGCAAATTTAGAATGCTCAGTTCTACCAAGAACAAAGTTGGCATTAGGTGTTCCTTTAAGTGATTCGGTTAGAACTATTTCGGTTGGTAAAATTAATTTTTTAAATCCTGGTTTTAAAAAATTTTTAGATAATGGATGGTCAGATGAATTAACGGGTAAAAATACATTAAAAGGTGAGGGTGTGAATCAACCAAGACAATCGGTTAGTGCTAGCCCTGATAAACCCGATGATTTTTATTTCAGTCAAAGTTTAGTGTCTAACGGAGTTCCTGGAGCTGTTGATAATGGTTTATTAGGAATTACACAAATAAACTACACTTGCGGTTTAGATTTCGTACCTACGATTGACATTACCCTTGAGGATGTAAAAGGTAGATCTTTATTTGAGGGGGGTAATAATTCCCCATATGCTGCGTTTTTCCAATTCCCATATCCTTTATTCTATTTGACGATAAAGGGTTATTTAGGTAAGGCGGTTCGATTACCGTTAATGTTGGAAAAGTTTGGGTCATCTTTTGACCCAAGTACTGGTAATTTTAGAGTTAGATTAGAAATGAAGACATATAAATATACAATTATGTCTCACGTTAGTTTTGGGGCAATGATGGGAACCCCATTAATGTATAAATCAATCGTCTCAACAAAACAAACTCAACCAAATAATAGTACAAACAATTCAACATCAGTTGTTAAAACTTTTGCAAGTGAAGGTTATCAAAAAATGAAGGAATTATATTCTGAATATAAATCAAAAGGTTTAATTGATGATAATTTTCCTGAAATAACAATACAACAATTAAAATATAGGTTAGATAGATTTATTAAAAATATTATTGATAGTTTCAAAAAAACTAATCTAAATGTATTAAACGATCTAAACGATTATACAACACAATTAACCGAATATGAGGGTTATGTGTTTTTTTACACTCCTGATTCTTGGGTTAAAACATATTTAGATCAAACAAATGTTTATATCCTTAAAGATAGTGGTGATTATGTTTATCAATGGAAAAAAGAATATAGGGATGATCCTGCAAAACAAGTGGCACCATTGAATGAACTTAATGGTTTGATTAAAAAATTTAATCTTGCTTTGGAAAACAATAAAACTCTTGGACTTAATAAACCTAATTATATTCCTAATAAAATTGATTTAGAAAGTTGTATTAGTAAGGCGAAATTTACCGATATTAATATAAGTAAAACATATTATATTAGAACAAATAAAGAATTACCTGGAAACCCGTCTGAGGTTGAAGCGTTAACAAAAAATTTAAATGCGGAATTTCAAAAGAATAGAAACTTTCAATTTGATGGAAAAGGATATTTTTTAGATTTTACCAAATCAATGCAACAAAAATATCAAACGGTAAGACAAACAATTGAGGAAGGATTAACGGCCCAATTAGCTGATCAGATGAGTGATACCTCATCAGGTATTGGGTTTGCACCTACAATGAGAAATATTCTTGCGGTATTCTTTGCTCAGGGTGAAGCGTTTTTACGTTTAATGGATGATGTTCATACAAAGGCTTGGAATTTAAGAGAAGATCCATATAGAAAAGACGCTGTATTCGGAAGTAACTCAACGGTACCAAGTGTTGATATAAAAGGTGATGGTGTAGAAAATACCCCAATATATCCTTGGCCACAATTAATTGTTGAGAATACAAGGAATGATGGTGGTGAAAAATATGAACTAAAATACCCTGGTGATCCTGTGTTAGCAAGTAAGTTAAGGGCATTTGTCCCTGAAATATGGCCTGAGGTTGAATTCGTTGAGGAATTTATTAAAGGATATACTGAGAGAGAGTTACCAATTCCTGATCCTGAATATAGTAATAATGGTTTAACACGACCAAATAGGTTTAGTTTCAACGCAATTGAATTTCCTATTAGTAATCAAGTATTTCAAAACACCGAAGAAGTTAAATTTTTCTATGAGATATATGAAAGGTTAATGTTGAATTCTTTTTATAGTTTAATGAGTAGAGATTCATCTAAAATTTATAATATGAGTTTTTATTCTGCTGAGGCTGAGGTTACGGATATTATACAGGCATTGAGTGATGATAATCCATTCTTAACAAAAAAATTAAAAGAGTATAATATTAATTCTCAAGTGTACTTAGGATTCTTAAGACACATCTCCAATCAAGGTGAGGGACAATCTTGGCAAAATTTCATTAGGGGTGAATTTAATACCACCTACATTAAAAATGAGACAATTAATCCGTTTGAACTTTTAGATGGTAAAATATTAGGTAATGAAATATCTCAACCAAACGTTGGTTTAGAAAATAGTGATTTAATTGAAAAATACATTGGTGTTGACAATGTCCCTGAAAAATATGATATGTGTGATTTATATCCATTAACCAACTTAACTTGGGATAAAAATTATTTAGCTAATGGTACTATATTACAAAATACAGAGTCAGTTTATAAAACTTCCGATGTGTTAAAATATAACCTTAACAATAAATCAATTGTTAATTTTAATGACACCCAAGTTATAAAACCAATAACTAATTTAAACTACGTTGATAGTGTTTTTAACCAAACAGTTGTTATTACGGACTTTAAATTATTTTATCAAAATAGACAAATAAAAAATCAGTTCATTACTGAGGGGAATGTGTTTTATAAAAATTATAACAACAATTTAATATCAGAACAGACAACATCTATGTTAAACACCCCCTATTTTATAAACGCAATTCAAAAAGGGGTTTATAATTTTAGGTATAATAGTGGTGATCTTTCTCCATATAAATTGGCAGCATATTTGTTCTTGAATAGTTTACCGTTGGCAACATTAAAAGAAAGGTATAAATTAGTTGATGATACAAATAATACAACAAACGAGTTGAGTTATATTATGTCAACAATTAAAAAATTCGGAGCAATCCACAAATTACCTTACGCTTGGGTTGTAAAATATGGGTCTCTTTGGCATAGATATAAAACTTGGGTTGATACCGGAAATGATATATTAACTGACGTATGGCAAGATTTTAACTACTCATACAATTATGACCCTGTTAATAGTGCAACAACAAAAGTTTATAACGTAACACTAAATGGTACTCCTCAAGACATTGTATTAGAAGATAATGTAAGTACGACTGTTGGTATAAACACATTTACCAAAACAATTATTAATAATGGGTTTTATCCTAAAACATTAGACGATTTTAATGTTTTTTATCAAGGAAGACAACTATTTGAAACAAATGTTCAAATAATTGGTACTTGTGCGGTTGTAAATGATAATCAATTACAAGTATTATCTGTAAATTCAAATGAGATTATCAATGGTATGATAATATCTGGATCAGGATTACAATATAATACAACAATAGTTTCTCAAGTAAGTGGAACAACAGGTGGGGTTGGTAGGTATAATATAACGCCTAACCAATTACCAAATGGATCAACAATAACATTAAACCTTTTAGGACCAACAATTAACTTTTTGGTTACGAACCCAAATTCAATTGGTTATACTAGTGCGGAAATACAGTTGGCGTTAAACACTAAACTTACTATAGTTAAAACAACCAAATCTTTGATCAATTTACCAAATGGTTTTGATCCTGTTGCTAATGGTAGATCTTTAAATTTAACGCCTTGGTCTTGTTATGTTAAAACAACTGATGGGGCGTTTGTGTATCCTTTACCTTCATTTGGGGGATTAGAAAATCAAACTAAGGATGAATGTTTTAATGCAAGTGGAACTATTAAAACTGAACTTCTTGGTAATTCGGCAATGTATAATGGTTCGGTTAGGTTATTTTGGAAAGCGCCTAATTATGGGTACTATGATAATAGTAAAGTTGTGTCTCCTGAACCTGATAGTTATTTGAAACAAATTTTTAATAGTGGAACCACACAAGAGAATTTCTCAATAAATTCTAATGTTGATGATTATTCTAAATTAGATGAAATGTTTACGACTTTTGATAAAGATGCGTTAGATATTTTAGAAATTGAGTTTTTAAATTTTAGTAGATCTGTTTATGATTATGATACAATCATCACATCTATTACTGAAGATGAAACTGAAAGTGAAAAATCTTATAAAAATTTCCAAATGTTAATGAGAATGATGATGAAGGTAACTAAACCTACATCAACTGTGGACGATACAATTGTTAGTGAAATACAAAATGCTCAGATTGAATCGTTTAAAACATATCTTTCTGGATTTATGAATTACGAGGTTGTTATGAAATACGGTAACCCATCTAACTTTAATAAAAAATTGTTCTACACATTTTCAAATAAATATATTCAGGATCCATACACATACCAAGGTTATAAACAATCATCGCCAAATACATTACCTAAGGGAATATTAAGTCCGGTAACATTAGCCCAATCAAAAGCAAGTAATCCGCAAACATGGAAAACTTTAGAAACTTATGTTGGTTTTTCTGAAATACCTCAATTACAGTATAAGAACACTGGTTCATATATTACTGATTTTTTTATTGATTTGGATGTTCAATTCAATGAGAAAAATGTCATTGAATTTGCTCCAATTATAAAGATATATGCTACTCAAAAATTAAAAAATCCTAATATAACCAGAAGTCAGTTTTATTCTTTAATGAATGATTATTTGAATAAAAATGAAGATTACATTGATACAGTACTTGATTTGGAATTAACAAGATTAAGAAATAAATTACCTAATGTTATTGTAACTCCTGATAGAACAAGTGTAAAATCTGATTTACAAGGGGAACAAAGTAGATATGAACTTTGGGATACATTCAAATCGATTAACGATAAATTTATTTCGGGTAATGATTATAAAACAAAAACATTATTTGAGGATATTTTATTGTTTGATAGGGCAAGTAGGGATGTTGGTCAAAGAATTTATGCTGATATTTTTAAAGTAAAAGATTTAATAGAATATGGAAAATATAGTAATAGTATGCTTGATATGGTAACGACCATATTAACCGAAAACAATTTTACTTATTTTACTATGCCTGCTTACGCTAATTTTTATAATGTACAAGATGTTAGTAAAAACCCAACCCCAAATCCTGAGGGTACTTTGGAATTTGCAAATTCATTATTTGGTACATTTCTAAGTTTGGATTATAGAGATACGACCTCAAAGTTTTTATGTTTATATGCTAACAAACCTAGTGAACACTTAGCGTTAAACGATAATGTTGACTATCGTTTTAGGGACGATGCATTTGATTTAAGGAGAGCGAGTGACAACCCGTTACTTGATAATTTAAATGGAAAAACAGATTGGGATAAGTCAAATAAAGTTGTTGGGTTTAATGTTGATATAGGTCCTCAAAACCAACAAATATTTAAACAGTTTGACATTTCCCAAGATCCTGGATCGCCAACAACGGAATCTTTAGAGGTATTAAATCAAATGGCGAATTTGAATCGTAATAGAAGTGAGTCAACACAAAGTGTTTCATTATATAATCTTTATAGAAATAGAAGTTATAAATGTAATATTGATATGTTGGGTAATGCTATGATACAACCTATGATGTATTTTAATTTGAGAAATGTCCCAATGTTTAGTGGACCGTATATGATAATGAAAGTATCACATAGAATTAGTGAGAATGGATTTGATACCGAATTTGAAGGTCAGAGACAACCATTCTATAGTATTCCGGCTATTGATAAATTTTTACAATCTTTAAATACCAAAATTTTAGAAACTATTAAAGATCAAATCCAAAAAGAAGAAGCGGCTTTAATTGAATCTGAGGGTAATATTTTACAAGAACAAAGTGATATAGTTAATAATGCTAATAATGGTAATGGAACTTTAACAACTAATCAAAATTGTTCGGATAAATTAAATAGTTCGTATGTTAGTTATACTAATGAAACACCGGTAAAAACAACATTAACGTTAACTAAAGCGATTGATATAATAAAAACAGAGATGACTAATTTAAACATTACCACGGATACACAACCATTAATGTTGGCGTTTTTATTCTCGGTTATGTATATTGATTCATACAAGTCCGATAAATTTGAATCTTATGGTTATAACTATGGGTCTATAAGATTAGACGTATCTTATGGTGGGGCTTCCGCTTTAATGAGTAATGGTTATTATTGTGTTAATCAAGGTACCACTCAAAATATACCTCTTGCTATTTTTAATAGTGATAGAGATTTTGTGAGATTTGCAATAACGAAATTTAAGGAAAAGTTATCATATATAAAAAATCAACCACTAGGAAATGATGATGAACAAATAAAAGCCTTGTCTAAAACATTCATACTACGTTGGCCGGTAAATCAACCTGATAATGTTTATGATAAAATGACGGAACAAGATAAAAAAACAATTGAAAATAAATTTAGAAAAGCATTTGATATTGTTAAAACAATAAAGTAAAATAATGTTTTTTTCTATTTGTTAGATATTTATAATAAAAAAAACTATGAGCACAAAATTAATTTTAGACAACTATCTTGGTAAAAATACCAGAATGTCAGAAAAAGATGCGGGTAACGGATTTAAAGAGGTATGTGATTTAGATACCGGTGATTGTTACACAATAAGAATGAAAGATGGTTTAATTGAACGTGTTGATAATACAATGAACACACATAAAAAAATCCAAGTTGAAACTAAATCTGGAATTAAACAATTATTAAACGGTTAAGATGGCAATAGATAAGAAAATTTTAGAGGAAATCAAAAGACATAATAGTATTAATAATTATATTATGGAACAAGGTGAATTACCACCACCTCCGGCAGAAGCGGCTCCGGCACCTGATGCTGGTGCGGCGATACCACCACCTCCTCCAGCGCCTGCTGAACCAACACCTCAACCTGTAGATATTGAAAATGATCCTGATGTTGAAGAAGTTGGAAATGAAACTGAAGAGTTAGACGTTACGGATTTAGTTGATACACAAAAAACATTTGCGGATAAACAAGAAGAATATTTTAACAATCTTTTTGATCAATTAAAGAATCTTGAAAGTAAATTAGGTGAGATGGATAATTTAGTTAATACTGTTAATAGTTTAGAAACTAAAATTGAAAAAATGAGACCTAAAACACCTGAAGAAAAATTGGAATTAAGAAGTTTGGACTCAGGACCCTTCAATCAAAAATTAAGTCAATTTTTTGACGATAAAATGGATGATATGGAAAAGTCAGGAAAAAATGAATACGTTTTAACCAGCGATGAAGTTGAAGAATTTTCACCAAGCGAAATTAAAGGAAGCTTTGGAGAATACGACAACGAAGACGAAATGATGTAATATATGAGGTGTTAAAAAACACCTCATCTTTTTTTTATATACCTTATTGACTACTCTATTTTTTATAACTATATTTTCTACGTAAACCTTTAATAAATATATACACAATGGCGACAAAAAATTCCTTTGATGCGGTTTTGGCTCAGTATGAGAGTTCAAAACAAAGTGGTTCTTCTTCCACTTCAAAATTTACACAAGAAGAAAGAATGAAAAAGTATTTCGCGGCAATCCTTAAAGACAGCGAAAAACAAGGACAAAGAAAAATCCGTATTTTACCTACAACCGATGGATCATCTCCTTTTAAAGAGGTATGGTTCCACGAAATCAATGTTGATGGTAAATGGCAGAAGTTCTATGATCCGGGAAAAAATGACAACGAACGTTCACCTTTAAACGAGGTTTACGAAGAGTTAATGTCAACAGGTCGTGAATCAGACAAACAATTAGCAACACAATATAAAGCTCGTAAGTTTTACATTGTTAAAGTAATTGACCGTGATCACGAAGAAGACGGTGTTAAATTTTGGAGATTTAAACACAATTACAAACAAGAAGGAATTCTTGATAAAATTATTCCAATTTGGAAAGCAAAAGGAGACGTTACCGATTCAGATAATGGTCGTGACTTAATCCTTGAACTTACAAAGGCAAAGACACCAAAAGGTGCAACATACACGGTAATTCAAACCGTAATGTATGACGATCCAACACCAACACATGAAGATGCTGAACAATCATCTACTTGGATTAACGATGAGTTGACTTGGGAGGACGTATATTCTAAAAAACCTGTTGAATATCTTGAATCAATTGCGAGAGGAGAAACTCCTCGTTGGGATACAGACGCAGGTAAATACATCTACTCAAATAGTAGTGAATCGGAAGTATCTATGGGAGGTTCAACACCAAAATCAATTAATGAGGTTGCAGATCCTCAGGTAAATGATGACGAAGACGAAGATTTACCATTCTAATTAAAATAATAACTTATACTAGGACACTTACATAGACAAGGTGTCCTAGTATTTTTAAATCAAAATAAAATGAATAAGATTTCAGAAAAAATGTATGAGGCATTGACCTTAAAGTATCGTTCGGAAATGGCGGAAGCGGAAGCAACCTTGTTAGTTTATTTTACAAATCCTGTTGGTATTGGAGAACATCCACAACACATTGAGGAAATGGATAAATTGGTTGAGAAAATGGTTAACGCACAAGATAAAATGAATGCATTAGAAACATTCCATAAATATAATTTCAATTAATATGGCAATTAAGAAAACAGATTTTAGTTCATTGAAGAAAAAATTCTCTTCAGACGCAAAATATAAACCACAAAGATTTTTTGATCTTGGATCTGATTTCTTGGATGCGGTAGGTTTACCTGGTCCTGCTATTGGACACCTTAATATGTTGTTGGGTCATTCTGACACTGGTAAAACAACAGCACTTATTAAAACTGCGGTTGATGCTCAAAAGAAAGGGATTCTTCCTGTTTTCATTATTACCGAACAAAAATGGTCCTTTGAACACTCAAAAATAATGGGGTTTGAATGTGAAGAAGTAGTCGATGAAGAAACAGGTGAATTAACTTGGGACGGATTCTTCTTGTTTAATAACAATTTCAGTTATATTGAACAAATTACAGATTACATTAATGAACTATTGGATGCACAAGAAAAAGGTGAATTAGATTATTCACTTTGTATTATGTGGGATTCAGTTGGATCAGTTCCTTGTAAAATGACTTACGAAGGTAAAGGAGGTAAACAACATAACGCTTCCACATTGGCGGATAAAATTGGTATGGGTATTAACCAACGTATTTCAGGATCTCGTAAAGCGGATTCTAAATACGAGAATACTTTAATCATTGTTAATCAACCTTGGGTTGAATTACCTGACAATCCATTTGGACAACCAAAAATTAAAGCTAAAGGTGGTGAGGCAATTTGGTTGAACTCTTCTTTGGTATTCTTATTTGGGAATCAAAAAGGTGCGGGTACAACAAAGATTACCGCAACAAAAGACAAACGAACAGTTAAGTTTGCTTCAAGAACAAAAGTGTCGGTTATGAAAAACCACATCAATGGACTTGGATTTGAAGATGGTAAAATCATTGTAACCCCACACGGATTTTTACCGGGTAAAGATACCACAGAAGAAAAGGCATCAATAGAAAAGTATAAGAAAGAATATGCTGACTATTGGAAAGACATAATCGGAGTTGATGGTGACTTTGATTTGAAAACAGAAAAAGAAGAAGTAGAGTAGTAACATTTAAAGTAAAACAAAATGTCAAAAACCTTATTGGTTGACGGTAACAATTTATTAAAAATAGGATTTCACGGGGCTCGTGATCTTTTTAACAAAGGTGAACACGTAGGAGGTATTTGGCACTTTTTAAATACGTTACGTAAATTCTTAGAAGAAACAAACTTCAATAAAGTAGTTGTATTTTGGGATAGTAAAACAAGCTCATCACAGAGAAGAATACTATACCCAAAATATAAACTCAATCGTAATCCTTTGGAAAACGAAAGTAAGGAAGAATCCTTCACCAATCAAAAACAAAGAGTTAAACAATATCTTGAAGAGATGTTTGTGAGACAATTAGAGACGGAAAATTCAGAAGCCGATGATCTTATTGCACACTACTGTAAAGTATCGTTAGAAGAAGAAAAAACGATATTCTCAAGTGATAGAGATTTAACTCAGTTGATATCTGAAAAGGTATCTATTTATTCCCCCCAAGCAAAACGTTATTATAAGTTCGGAGACAAAATTAAACTTAAAGATTATGAGTTTCCGCACAATAATATTAAAACTGTTAAGATCTTAACGGGGGATAGTTCAGACAACATCGATGGTATCTTTTATCTTGGTGAGAAAACTTTAGTTAAGTTTTTTCCTGAGATACTTGATTCAGAGGTTTCTTTTACCGATATTTTAACAAAAGGTGAGGAATTACTGAAAGAAAATAAAGACGTTGTTGTCTTACAGAATTTACTCAGTGGGAAAACAAAGGAGGGGATATTCGGTGATGAATTCTTTGTAATAAATGAAAAGATTGTTGATTTATCTGAACCTTTGATTTCTGACGAAGGAAAAGAATTAGTTGAAATGTACCAATCAGAGTCGATGGATCCCGACGGGAGAGGACATAGAAACTTAATTAGAATGATGATGGAAGACGGGTTCTTCAAGTATCTCCCAAAAGGAGATGATAATTGGGTTAATTTTTTAAAACCATTCTTGAAATTATCAAGAAAAGAAAAAACAAAATTTAGAAACAAAAAGTAAAAACAAAATTATGAGAGATCAAGATGTAACAAAGGTAGAGTTTTTGTTAATGTGTAATGATAATATCGTAGTACAACGATTTTTTAATGTGAAAGGTTTTAATAGAAACGCTCACAAATCAGAAGAGTTTTACGATTATATCCGTAGTTTTACAGAAAAACTACAATACAATTTAAAGATGAGAAGTATTGTCTATATGTTAGACAATCAATATGAAATTGGGGAGAACCCTGAGATGTTAAATACGTCAATTACAGACGGTCCTGAAAATTTTAATGTATATATTAAGGTTGGGGACATGACAATTTGTCAGAGAACTTTTGATGCTAAACTATACCCACCAAAGGTAAGATACACCGTAGACCTACGCCCACAACTAAAAGGTATACT